CCCTTCGGCTCAGCCGAATCAAGTGCTCTTACCTTAATTTCCATTTGATTTAATTTAGTAACAAAATTAGAAAAAATTTGTTAATTATTTAGCGAGGCGAGAACTCGGCAAAATCGAACCCATCAAGGCTATCCTCGTTGGACTCAAAGTTCTGTGGCGGCAGGTTGTTCTTACGCTGGTTGATTAGCTTGGACTGCTCGCTGTTCTGCTGGCTTATTCTTTTTGACTTTGCAGTTTCACGTTTATCCTCACGATCAAGAAGCGCATCCTCACGAATACCGGCAAGCTGCATGTTGAAACTAAACTCGGTAGCCATAAGGTCCTTCTTCATTTCAGCTTCGGCCTGCATCTTCTGCATATCAAACATCATCTCAGCCTCTTTGACTCTTATCTTAGACTGTGCCTCTGCTTCAAACTTTTGAACAGCAACCTGACCAGAAATCTCCTGAGACTTTAGCTGCTGCTGTGCAACCATTGCCTGACGCTGCATCTCCATCTTCTCCTCCCTGTCCTGCTTCTTAATACGCTTCATCTTCAGCAACTGGTTCGCAAGCTTCAGGTTCTTTATCTCACGGATATCAATAGCGTCCTCCAAGTTGATGTCTCCCTTAGAGAGTGCCATCTGGATGTTTGCCTCGAGCTGAGCCTTCTGCTCCTCGTCTGGAGATATCTCTATAAAGATGCCAAAGTCATATATGTACAGGTCCTTAATATCATTAAGGATTGACACATTATACTTACCAATCTTATTTGCGAAGTCGTCCTTGAAGTCAGCGTACTCAAGTATGTCAGCAACACGGTATGTCATAGCCTCCGCGATTGATCTGTACAGGAACAGGCTACCTTCCAAGATGTGTCTGGTGGCTGTGTTCGAGTTCAAGGCTGCAAGCTTCTGTACACCAACCAATGAGTTTGGATCAGGCATTGAGCCATCTCTAGCCTCATTAAGTCCTGTCACCGCACGAAGCATACCCAAGTAGTGATTGTAGTTTGCAATCAGCATCTGAGTCTTGCTAGCCCCAGAGTTTGAGGTAAGCTGCTGGATAGGTACACGTGCGTTATTAAAGTCTCCTTCCTGAGTATAGCTTCTTCCAATAACACTACCTGTCTGGAAATAAAGACGAAGAGCGTCCTCTGGATTGTATGCGTTACCTGTTCCAAGGTCAACCTCGTTAAGGCCATCCGCATCAATGAACACGCCGTCAGGAACTGTACGTGCAATAACCTGCTGGAGCTTTAGGTGTGTAATCTGAATTAGGTCTGCAAACGGAATCATCCTACGGACCAATGACTCAACAACACCCTTATACATTCTTGGAGCAACCGCCACATAGTTTGGAAGAGCGTGCTGAGACGCAGACTTAGGTCTGACCATATTCTCTGCAAGCTCCCACTTCAATAAGATGTTAGTTCCCATGACCATGATACCGTTGTACCATACGTCAATAGTCTTCTCCATCTTAACGAAGTTACCCTCGTCCATCATCTCGACTGGTGGGTTAAACTGATCGTCCTTCTCAATCACTCGAGTACCACCACCCTCAAGCAACTTCTTCTTATAGACCATCTTCTTGGTGGTCTTATAGTTGTAGTACAGAAGCGTGCATGTGTCTCTATAGAACAGGCTGTTCTCGTAAAACTGAGCTACATTAAAGTAGTTGTACCAGTTCTGGCTATATTTTGAAATCTCGTCTAGGTCCTCTCTTGTAAGTGTTGGGTCAATCTTTAAGAGCTCAGTTACAGGAAGTGTTTTAATCTCACCCCAATAGAAGCAGTCCTTAAAGTATGGGTCCTCCGTGTAGCTGTATACCACATTTGCTGGGTCCACATATGATATCTCAACGCCAGCCCCGGGAAGGAACTCGTGCTTCATAACGCCTATACCCAAAACAGTTAGGTCATAATCTACACGTTTACGCAAGTCGAGATACTTATTCTCATCTAGTATTGTATTGATAGCCTCCTCCTCAGCAATCTCAATAGCAGGCTTATAGTTAAGCTGCATATATAGGCTAAGCTCCTCGTCAGTTTCTGGCAGCTCCTCAGGGTCCATAACAAACGGATTAACGCCTGTCTCTTGCTGAACAATACTCAGCACATCCTTCGCGGCCATCTGACCCTCGATCATGTCCTGATACTTGCTACGCTTTGATTGAGACATAGCGTCCTGTGCATAGGCCTTAACCTTGAACAGTCGATCAGACATACCATTAACAACGATATCAACAAACTTTGGTAGAATAGGAACCGGTGTCCAGTCTAAGTTCAGATAAGATAGGTCGCCATCAATAGCAAGCTCGTTCTTGTATTTCTGAACAGACTGCTCTCCACGTGCATAAAGACGCAAGCGATGGAAGTCTCTCCACTGCCCGTAGTATCTGCACTGGTTGCCGTCTTTTCTAAACCACTCGTACTGAATTGCCTGACCAACTTGAAGCCCAAACTGGTCGCTAGCCTTGTCGGCATCGGATACAAACTGAGTTGGGAATCCAGTGGATGTTATGTTAATTGCGACATCTTTCATCTAATCAATTGACTTGTACCGCCCTGATTATTATATCTAGCAAAGGTAATGCTAATTTTAGTTTCTTTTTTCTCAGGTAAATATAGGTGCTTTTGGTTTGCCATAATGGCTAGACCCGAACTAATACAGGCATCGAACTTGGTTCTGTCGTTTATATCAAACTTTGCCCAGTCCTCAAGGGTCCTAGTAAAAGGCATCGTGCCCATCTGGTCAGAATCCCTGTATGTGCCTGTCATGTCAAGCCCGATATGCTTTTCGATGTAGGACTCAATAGCTGAGGCGTGTGCCTGCTTAACTTCTTCAGATGTATTCGGAATCCCTCCGAGCTCTCGCTCGGTTTTTGACAGCTTGCTTGCATGGCGGTCGGGCCTGTTCAGGCAGAAGTGTCGGTACCCCCTGTTCTTGAAATGGTACAGAAGCCTTGGCTTGTTGTTCTCAATCAGGATAGGCATACCATAAAACACGCAGGCCATCAGCACCTCCTCAAAAAATATCTCAGCCGTCTGAGGTCTAGCCACGTACTCCAAGAAGAACTCATTCACAGGGGCATCGTCCATATGGAACTTGGTCATCCCATGCAGCGCACCGTTCGATCCTCTACCACCAACCACGGCAGATATGTCATATGAGTCGCAGCCAAAAGACCCAAGGTGCTCGTTGCCGGGGTACTTAAGACCTCCCCTGTCTATGACATTGTTCTGAAGCGAACGCTGTGGGACCCAGCTAACTAGGAACCTGCCCCTATTGTCAGGCGTCCAAACCACCTCAGTATCCTTGACGCCATCCTTCCAGTGGAACGAACCCCTAGTCATGTAGTGGTCCTTTATCATCGAGTCATTATAGTCTATCTGCTGGTATATCTTGGTCAGGTTAAAAAGAGACTGCTTGCTCTCGTCTCTAAATGCATGAGACTCAGTCCTTGGGAACTGGCGATAGAACTCGTTCAGCCCGTCTGGGTCACTCTTCAATGACTCAACCTCAGCCTCCCAGTAGTCTATGGCACCGTTTGTAATCCAAGCCCCGTCCACCCCCCTAATCTTTTCTGATGGCTTCCTGAAAACAGGCATCCCGTGTATATCAATAAAGCCCTCCATGTTCCATTCCATTGGGATAAACAGGGAATACATGCCGCTCTTGGTCTGCCCGTTGGCGTTTCTTGAAACAACCCTAGAGTCCTCGTATAGCTTCTTGTAGTTGTCACCACCTTTGCTAAGCGCATTTGAGGTCGAACCCATCATACACTTACCGATAATCTTGCTACCCAAACGAAGACAGGTCTTGGTTACACGCCAGTTGTTTAGGATGTTGTTTGGCTTCACCCACTTGGCACTCTCGTCATGGGCTAAGAACAGGAGCTTCTCTCCATCATATGAGTTTTCTTCCGTGTTCTTCCAGTCTATGGTCGTGTCCAGCCCATCAATCTCCTCGCCCTCCTGATTGAACATGTTCTTCTTAGTGATCTTAGATGCGGGCACGCGATATGCCAGCTCAGTCTTAGGCTTGTCCATACCGTCCATGATGGGTCTAAAAAAGAAAGGCAGGCGGCTGTTAATTGGCACAACCTTGTCTGTAAACATCTTCTTTGCATCGGAACCTGTCTTTGATAGTATACCAACCCTTGAGTCTCTGGCAAGAGTGGCTATGTTAACGCACTCCGAGGCTGACATATACGAGAAACCAGAACGACGTATCTTAAGATATATCATCCCAAAGCATCTGTCGTCGGCCCGGCACGCCTCCCAAAAAATAAAAAATATCCTGTTGGCTTCACGGTAGTCTGGGTATCCAATGTCAATACTAGACCACTGGAGATACATGTAGTGCGAGCCTGTTATGTAAGTTGGCTTACCGTTATTCATGAACCAGAACCCATTCTCCCTGCTGTCAAACTCACCCTCAACATAATCAACCCACTTGTTCTTAAACTCTGATGGCATCTCGTTCCAGTGGAATATAGACTGTATCTTCTCAAGCTCCTTGGGGCAGTCTCTTCTTTCCCAGTACTGCTCGTCCTTCTTGTCGCTTCTTTGGTAGCAGTCCTTTTGCGCAGGTGGCAAAGCAATAAGCAGACCTGATATGTCAATAATCTCCCCTATCTGACCGGTCCTTGATATAACGACAATGTCATACTTCTCATTGTATCCATAATGCCAAGACCTTTTAAGGTTCTTGTTGGACATAACCTGAGACGGCACATGGTTCTCGACCACCCTGTATATACTATATCCTGCTCCTTCTTTCAGCAAAGCCTTGTTTTGTGTCTACCTTCTGTACGCCCTTATCGGCAAGCTCGATTGTTTCTCTCTCCGACTCTATTCGGTTAAGGATATCGAACGCATCAAATATAGCCAGCTTCTTTGTGGCAGCCGCGTTCTTCAGCCTATCAGCCGCAAGCTCATCGTCAGGGTCTGGCTTAATTATCTCCTCGTTGGCAACCTTTATCAGATGCTCTACAGCCTTGTATCCAGACTCAATAATCCTGAGCTTGATATGTTTGGAGTCTACTATCATAGCACCATAGTTATCTGGTGGTCAAACATTCTGTACAGCTTCTCCCCATCTACCGTAAACTCATACTCACTGTCTGGTGAAAAGCAGACCTCATCCCCCGGCCTTACCCCCTTAGATGTAAGATACTCGTTAGGATAGACCATGACACCAATCAGCGGCTCCTCCGAGAACGGCTTCTTGATATACGAGTCCTTTGCCAGAACGGGTCTTACGAAGCAGTACCTGTCGTATGCGTTCCACGTGGAACCTCTTTTGTACATAAAGAACTGGTCAGGCTCGATAAAGAAAAGGTCATCCCGAAAGAAGCTCTTGCCGCTACGCTGACGGCCCTTCATGTCATTGTAAAACTTGAATACATTGTGGTGCACAAGAAGTGTGTCACCGACCTGAACCGGGCCCGAATAGTTTAATGGAAGCTCTACGACCTCTGCGAATCTGTTTGAGAACTTGTGGTCCTCCTCAGATGTATTAACTATCAACTCAATCCCGCCTACCTCTTTTGTGTTGTCGTATCGCTTTCCATTCATAGGCCTTGCTATGAAGTAGAAAGGTGATCTCATCAGTAATTTATATTATATTCAATTGCTATAGGCATTGTGCTTGTGAACTCCTTCCACAGCATTACCTCTTGATTCTCGTTTATGATGTATATCTTGATGGACTGCCTGTCCGAGTCAATCTTAATTAGATGTATCTCGTTCGTTTCGTTCAGGACCTTCTGCCCAACGATGTAGTGCATCGCACCGCCCTTGTAGTCTGGACCTATAGATACCTTACGGACATCCATTTTAATCGACTTGATTTATTGTTACAATAACTGATGGGATTGCAGGTCCACCAATAGAACTAGTACTATTCTCTAATCTTATATTAGCATTGTCTGTTGACCAAAAGATCTGTACGTAATCTCCTGCATTCATCGGAACAAAGTAATTCCAAGCGGCTACAACATATGGAGCATTTGTAGGAACAGCAATCCTTGTATTACTATCAGCAAGAGGCAACCCATTTTTTACAAACCAAACCTCAGCCGTATTACCAGATCCGCCGCCACCAGTATTGTGGAATTGAAAAGAGAACATGATATTGTACTTGCCTGAATTTGCAGCTGTAATCCTGCTGTTGCTAACAACAGAAAATCCGCTGGTCATTGTTGCGTCTGTATTTCTAATCAATGCAGGCTGACCAACAGAAACAGTAGTAATTGACTGGTCTAGTACATCGTAAAAAGATCCGTATGATTTTACAGCACCTATGTCAGAAGCCAGCTGAGCCCCTGTTCTATACTTAACAACATTGCCATCTAGAACCAAAAACTTGTCGGTGTCAACTGTTGCATTAGCAACACTTGTAATAATAATGCCGCTAGATGTTAATGTATTAGAGCCAAGATCTACATTCGCTATAGCTCCAATATATGGGACAAATCCTCCGCCTCCACCCTGAGATGAAAACAGATTGAATATATCACTAAGAAGATAGTTCTTGGTCTCGTTATTGTTCCCAACCTCGGTCCCAATTACCTTATCGCTAAGCGATGGGTTGCTATCAATAGCGTATGTACTAATCTTTGCCATATGTAACCTCTCCGGTTTTTATGTTTATGACAGCATCGCTGCCGTATCTTTCAATCAACTGCTTCTCGTTCTCACTGAACTCATCACGGAGCTGCTTGATCTGCCCAAGGATTGAGTGCTTCTGAATCTCCAAGTCACCCAAGGCAATCTTGGCCTGAGTGAATGTAGTGTTCATTTCCTGAATCTTGGTCAGCTCCTGCTCGGTCAGCTTTTTTGTTTCTTTCATTAGATTGTATTTGAACAAAGATAGCTATTTTTCAAGGATGCTTTTCCATCCAATCTCTCTTTGATACCTGATTCCCCATCCCTGATTGGACCTAGACAGGCTAAGCACGTTCCTTTTTACCCTCATACCAAGCGACACATCGTACCCGTTCTGCCATCCAGTAACACCAGCCACGATAGCCTTGTCCCTTTGGGATATGACAGCCGTCTTCCTTCTGTTCTGGAACCTGACCAGCATTGAGTCTATCCTGTTCTTGTAGATAACCTGACGGACAATAATCAACGCGCTCGAGTCGTTCTTGACCGTGTCAAGGTAGTGTACCTGAGAGTAGTAGTCTCTCATGATGTTTGCCGTATCAACTGGCTGTACCACATAGGTAGTGTCGCCGTCCTTTATGATAGTATCATATTCAACTATGGTGTCCTTCTGAACCACCTTGTATGGGACAGGCTTGTTCTTGTATACGGTGTATGGGACCGAGTCCCCGGGCAGGTACTGTACGTCAATCTTGGGTCCGGGCTGGCACTGCTTCATCAGAAGGAACACAATAATGGAACCGACCAGAGCCGCTAGGATATGTGAGACAGTTAGCTTCATAGCGACTTTAGCATCTGAATCATCTTGGGGTGCGGATAGATATCGACCTTGTCTAATCTTACTGAGTTGTGCGTAAATACGCCGGGCTCCCCACGAAGGGCTCTTTGACTTACGTTCCACATATCCTCGTTGTACTTGATGGGTATCCCGTATCTGTCCTTCCAAAGCAGTAGAAGGTCCTTCACGGACTGTATCTGTGCGTCTGAGTAGCTATGGAAGTATATGTGTCTTTTGTATGGTACGTCAAGCTTTATCACATCCTTCTCAGGAACCTCGCCACCAACGTAGTTGTAGAACTTTCCGCCAGTAAAGCTTAGCTGACCCCAGTTACAGATCTCGACACCAATTGATAACTTGTCTAGGTTTATGTACGGTACACCAAACGAGTCAAACACTGACCGCTTTACGCCAAGATGATAGGCCCAGTACTTAGACCCAAACCCCTGCACAATCTTACCGTCACCGTCAGATGATCCGGGTCCGGCTATTGACACGCATGTAGCAATTCGTTCAGGGTTTGCGGACCAAAACTTAAACACATTTGTAGCGCTAGAACTGCCAGCCGTGTGGTGCAGGTATATCTGTTTCTTCTGGTGCTCCTCCTGAAAGTACTGAGAAGTTGGAAACTCTGTCTGAATTATATTCATCTTCCCTGCCCCTTGTATGGTTTTTTGTACAGCTTGCTTTTCTTGTTGTTGCTGGTCTTTGTCTTGGCCTGTACGCCCTTTTTCTTTGATTTCTGTACGTATACAGAACTAGACATCTGCTTTGCCATCCTCAGTAAAAAAGTTAGATATGAACTTACCTATAACACCTATAACCATGATGACAGTCCCGGCCACCGGATGCCCGTTCAGTACGACAATGGTCGCACCAAAGGTGCCAGCGGCGGCTAGGCTGTCCCCAAAAACCCTAAGCCTTTTAGGCGTGGGCTCGAAATAATGCTTGAATCCAAACTTCATTCCCTGTCCTGTTTATTGCCCATCTGAATAAATAAAGCATTTAGCTGCTCTGTAATCTTATCAAGCTTTTGAGATATCTGGTCGTCCTTTCTTTCAACAACCGATACTCGAATCTCGAGCTCCTTCAGCTTGAGTGATACCTTTACGTATATACTCACTAGGCCAATTACAATCGTGATAGCCTGACCAAGCAGGAACAGGTATAGGTCTGTCATTTGTCTATTAGCTTAAATAGTACTGGGTAGTGCTCGTCCGTCTCGATTGAGGCAAGCGAGTCTAATGAAAAGTCGGTAGACCATAACGTGCTCACGTCAATAGTCTTGTCAGCGTTTAGGATATCGTTGTGCTCCTTGTTGAAACCAACTAGGTTATCTCCCTCGATCATAAAGTCATCTCCCTTCTGGGTTCCGTACTTTTCAAAAAGCTCCTTTCGTGCCTCCTCATAGATCTTAAGCTCCTCTGCCAGAACCTTGTTCAATCTCTGTAGATAGACTTTCAGTTTCAAAGACATCTTGTGCTTAAGGATTCCCTCTAGAATGACAGTTTCCTGATCGCCTTCTTTACGTACAAATCCATTGAGCTCGTGATAGAGCGATACGATTTCTTGTAGATTCAGATTCATATTTAATTGTAGTTTAATTACTAGATGATTGTCAGGCTGAGCTGCTGTGCTCCCCACTGATAGGCTGCATCATTGATGTCAGAAGATGCGTCCCAGTTCTGGTAGTCTGCACCTGCGATGTGAAGGTTTCCCTGAGCAAGCTGGGCAAGAACCTCATTACCTTCTGCATCTACGCTAGATGAAAGTAGCTCGTAGTAGAAAGTAGCGTTGTCCTCTAGGTTATCAAAGATAATGTTCATGTTTAACTTGGTAGCGGCCTGAACAGATCCATTAACCCAAATGCTCACCGGTTGAATTGTTTTCATTTTTATATTTATTTATAGGTTACAAAGTTAGTGGTTATTGATTAATGTACTGCAATCCATGCCGTACCATCATATACGCTAAGCTTATTGTTAGTGGTATCGTAAACAACCAACCCAGCGGCTGGTGTTGCTATTGCCACCATTTGAGCATTGGTCATTCTCGGAGGTAGGAAACCTTTTGTTGTGCTTGTAACACTCAACATTGCAGACGTTGGCAAAACACCTCCAGTTCCACCAATTTCAGTTTCCCCAGCATTCAACCAAAAAACTACGTGTTGTGAAACACCATTTGCAGTTGATATAAAAACTTTATTAGTCGTGTTGCTTGTTCCATCAATTCTTAAACTTCCCGATTGAAAGCGTAAACCAGGACCCCCACTTGCAACAATATCTTGGAAACCACTACTTTCTAAATATATTCGACTATTTGAAACTGATGATGACCCAATATACAATGGATAAAAATCATTACCTGCATTACTAATTGTTAATCTGCCAGTAGAAATAGTAGTTGCTCCCTGCACTCTCGAAGTTCCGTTGATATCAAGACGGAAGCCTGCGTCTGTGGTTGTGCCGATGAGTACGTTTCCCGTTGAAGGGATACGGAATCTTTCAGTACCTGCTCCATCACAAAACAGCATGAAATTGCTAAGCGTTGCAATAGATGAAGCAAAATTACCACCGATAACTACGTTATTAGATCCGGTTGTTATTTGTAGTCCAGCTCCATACCCTAAACCTAAGTTTTGGTTTCCAGTTGTTTGTGATAAAGATTGCCAACCTAGTGCGACGTTATTGTTTGCACTTACGTTATTTCTTCCTGCCTGAAAACCTATTGCGATATTTCTAGTTCCACTCTGTAAATTTTGCAGTGCTTGTGTACCTACTGCCACATTGTTTTGGCCACCAGTACCACCACCGGATGACATAGCATTGCTTCCAATAACTACGTTATTACTATCAATTAGCCCGGTTTTTGTGTTCATAGCATTAAAACCAATAGCTACTACATTGGCATTGAAACTAATCCCAGTCATAGATGCTAAAGAATTATGACCAATAGCTACGTTACAATTCGCCCCGGTTGATAGCGTCATAGCATTAAATCCAATAGCTACGTTCTGAGTTCCAGTTGTATTAGATGCTAAAGCTGCTTGTCCACCAGCAACATTATTTGTAGAAATAATACCAGCCCCCGTACCAAATGTTACTCCATTAATTGTAGCATCAAGGCTACTTGAAAAATCACCATTGACTTGCAATTTGAATGTAGGAGTTGGAGTCCCAATTCCCACGTTAGTCCCATTATCAAATATCTGTGAGTTACCAAGCACGCTTGTGCCAGTCCACTTAGCTACATAATTGACAGTACCAGTTCCCGGAGAGAATGCCGTTACCAGATCAGCATATGATACCTGCGTATTTTGGCTTGTGCTGCTATTGTATCCTACCAAAAACGATGGGCTACTTAACGCCTCTGAAATAAATTGTGAAAACTTAACTGCCATCTCTTATTAGTTTAATTTAACCCAAGTTGTTCCGTTATATCCCCACCATCCTGTTGATGTAATTGTTGCTCCGTTTCCATTGTTGGCATAAACCATTAGACCCGCAGCGGGACTTGAAATTGCTTCAGCTTGTGCACCTGTCATTCTCGGAGGAAGGAAACCTTGTGTAGTACTCGACATATCCAATAAAGCAGATGCATTAGGTGAAGTAGTACCGATGGCTAATACTTGGCTAAAATACCCACGACCAAGAAAATACCCTGCCCAACGATTTGCTGAGGTATTTGTGCCGAGTGTGGCATCAGCATATACTGCAAAAACATTGTTTGCAATTGATGCTGAATTGTCTGTTGCAGATATGGAAACCCCGTGAAAATTATTGCCGGCAACAGTGCTATTTATAGTCATCGCACCATTAATCAACTTTTGCGTGTATGGGTTGGCAATTGATGGAGAAAATGGCCCTGAATTTGAAAAATCAAAAGAAGAATAAGAACTGTTTTGGGTTGGTGTTGAAACAAAGTTTTTAGTAGTATACCCGTTTTCAATATAAGAAGTTGATGAAGTTGTGTTTTGCCATCTATTTCCTATAACACGAAATGTTTTACCTATATCAATAGTTCCGCCGGTTTGAAAAATTAAAGCTGCAGCCGTTTCGTTTCCATCTGAACGCAACATATAGAGATATTCTCGAACTCTTGCAGTTCCGTTGACATCAAGACGATATACCCCGTCTGTGCTTGTGCCGATGAGCACATTGCCATTACTCGTGACACGCATCCTCTCATTATTTGCATTTGTAGCAATAATAAAGTTCCCGCCCTGAACCGCAGCGTCAACCCGTATTCTCAAATCGCCGCCGTTTCTTGGCGACGTTGTGTATTGACGAATAACAGTTTCGCCGCCATTCCCAATTGTCGGTATGATTTCAAGTTGACCATATCCGTCAGCACTGAACCAAGTTGTACCCCTTACGTCTAATTTAACAGATGCACCACCAATTCCCCCCGGTGAAGTATTGTTGATTCCAACGCTTCCATTGAACCCACGAACCCTCATATTCTCAACAAGTGTATTTGTACCATTCTGCTTGCTTCGGAATATAATGTCACCAAATGATGCCCCACTTGATGTTGCGTGATACCCAGCATCAATAAAACTTTCAGCCGTTGCGGTTGTATATGTCAAAAACAAACCTTGGGATGCTGGGGTTGAGCCATAAATTCTTAAAGTCTGACCACTTCCCCCAGTAGTTCCCCCAAAAATGTCAACATTTGTAACACTACCAGCTGGCCCACTGACTGTCAAATTTCCACTCACTCTTGCAGTTCCATTAACATCAAATTTGAAACCCGCATCTGTATTGCTTCCAACGGTTATGTTTTTTGTTGTGTGCATTATTAATGCAGCAGATGTGGCATCTGTATTTAACAAAATCCGTTTGCTATTTGCACGAATAATGAAATCGCCAGTATTTGCATCAGTTGAATATGAACCTCCGCTGCTCGCAATACCCAAATTTGTTGTTGATGCGACTGCGTTATTTAATGTTAATGCAGCACTTGTTGCCTTGATTTCTAAAATGCTGACTGGTGCATCTGTTCCAATGCCGACATTCCCATTTGATGAAATCCTGACCCTTTCAATATTATTTGTTCCAATTTGTATTGGTAAAGCACGAGTTTCAACGATATAAGTGGAAACTGAACTTGTTGTTATATTAAACGCATTTGTTCCATTAACTTGGGTTGCAAGTATTCCACCATTTGTTCCATTAACTGTTATTGATTTGTAATTTGTAACTGAATAAGGGGAAGTAGTACCTATACCTGCGTTTGTTCCATCATCAAATATCTGTGAGTTCCCCAATGCACTCGAACCTGTCCACTTAGGTACGTAGTTCGTAGTACCTGATCCTCCTACAAATGCGTTAACAAGATTTGCATATGATACCTTAACATTCTGACTAATAGCGCTGTTATATCCAACAAGATATGAGTTACTGCCTAGGGCCTCATCTAGAAACTGTGAAAACTTGACTGCCATATCTTTTTAATTATTCGGTTACAATATCTACACCAGCCTCTGAAATCATTTCAATAGCACCAACCTCTGTAATAATGTTAGACAAAGGCGGAAGTATCCCACCCGGGCTAACAGTATCAATGATTATACATATAGCTACTACTGATGGCATATTACCAAAGGGCTATGATGTTAGATGCTGATGTTCCTGAAAACCAAACCTTAGTTATATGAATAGGAATAAACTGTCCACCCGACACACCAACTAAAGAAACAACGTCACCGCCAACTGTCGTGACCCGCAAGTTTCCAGAAGACCCAACATACAAAACACAACCGTCATTATTACCGCCTTTGAAGATCTGATAATCTTGATTTGTGTTATCAAATATAGGCGAGTTAAGCTCAACCGTAAATGAATTAACTAAACGAATAACAGTTGCAGAAAGTGATAGATCAGTATTGTATACAATGTCTCCTGCCTGAACATTCAAAACCTGAAAGTCTTTAGTTCCGTCACTAAATTGAGAACCGCTGAACGCGGTATTTTGTCCGCTTGTAGTTAAAGCCGGAAACGGTACGTCGCAGCTGTTTGATGGAATAACACTAATCGCACGACCTACCTGTAATTTTTGAGTTGCCATTTTTTATTTTTTGTCTTTATACGGAAACATTCTATTTAGTGCGTCCTTTCTTTGTTTACATCCACAATCTTTTCCAACCGCCTGAGATACCTTCTCAACAACCCTCTTCACCCCAGTGGCTGTCGTAATCTTTTCTAGTGTGTCGCCAAGCCCCTTGCTCTTTTCAGTCAATTTCATTTCTTCTTGATTAAAAGTTTCTTTATGAAGCTGTTCCACTCGTCAACAACCTTACCCCACCAGCGCTGCACACGATGACCAGACATCACCAGATGAAACCCAAGCCAAAGCAT